ATTAGCAGCTAAAGTCGGCGAGGCTTTAGAAGCAAAGAAGTTTGAAGTTGCTCAGAATTTCTTCAATACAGAAGAAGTCGAGCAGATGGATGAAGCAGCAAGTGATCATGGTACAGAAAGTAATCCAATTGCAGTTAAAACTTCTAGAGGAAGTAAGATTGGAACAGTGCATTATTCTCCTACAGGAAATAAGCCTCATGGTATAAAAGGTCCTCATTATGTTGCTACCCATATTAATCGCGGATCATACGCTGATTTTGAAGGAAAAACAAGTACACAGCATTGGGAATCTCCTAAAGGTCGTAGTACCGAAGTAAGAGATAGGGCAATTAGAAGTATGAAGCGTGCTCACGAACGAGTAAAAGAAGAAGTCGAGCAGGTTGAAGAGTGTGGAATGTCTTCACCAATCTTAAGCAAGAAGCCAGTTTGGCCAGCAGCATCAAAAACTGTAAAAGGAATTGTTCCTAAGGCAAGCAAGTAAATGAAAACATTATCACAAATTAGAGAGTTAATCTCAGAAAAGAAAAAACACGAAGAAAAGATTTGTGATGATTGTGGTAAAACGAGCAAGGCTTGCGAATGTTCTGATATGAAAGAAGAACTTTCAGCTAAGCAGAAACAGCTTGACAAGAACCACAACGGTAAACTTGATAAGCAAGATTTTGAGATGCTTCGCTCAATGAAGAACAAAGGCATGAAGAGCCATAAGAAAGATTAATGAATGAAAAAGTTTTCAGAAATAAGAAAAAAAGGAACGCCGAAAGGGAACGAGCAAGGTAAGCTGCCAGACCCTCCACCTATGCTCTTGTTGAGAAGGAAAGCAATTCGCACATTTCCAAATGGACAACGAATTGCTTTGTACCGTAACGACAAGCTCGAACTTGATGTAAGCGTTCCTTATTTTCCTGGAAAATTTGGAGGAAAAAATAAAGAAGTTTCTTATGCTACTGAAGAATTTAAATTAAATAACTTAGATGAATCAATTATTAAGAAATTACAAAATATAGCAGTATCTTCTCAGAATGGAGATGTTAATTTTGAGAATGGTGCTAGTGTGCCAGTTCCCCCAGCTATAGCGAAAAAGATTTTAGACTTATACAAACATGAAGATTTATCAGCTGAAAATAGACAAGGGTTGTCTAAATTCGTTAGCGGTAATCCGAAAGATTTTAAAAAGATAGTAGACTTTGTTGTCTCCGAACAATAGGAATTAAAAGATGTCAGTAAATAATCCAGAAGTACAAATACTGCAAGACGGAGCTCAAACTACAATCGTTAAAATTACTGGTGTGTATAACGCAATAACTAATGCTAATACGATGATTGTTGATACTTCTTCTTTACGTTTTGCAAATACTTCACAAGCATGTTATGTTTCAATTTCAAAAATTGAATACTATTCATCTGGCTATAGTACAGGTCCTGGTGTAGTCCAATTGTATTGGGAAGATGCATCAGCAAATACTCCAATTATGAATTTTGGTGGTTTTGGTAGCGGCGGTGTATTTGATAAGTACATTACGAATAATGCTCCAGCTCCAACTGGAAATATCGGTCTTCGAGTAATCAATTATAATGATAATGATACTTATAATTTCGTATTAACATTAAATAAAGAAGCTGGTTATGCTAATGCGTTTATTGCTTACAACGACATGACATACAGACCATAATGAAATCTTTTAGTACATTCATTTCCGAATCAAAAAAAATAAGCGGTAGATATCGTATTATTAAAGCCAGAGTTCGCACGGTTGGTGGAAAACTCACTGTACAAAGAAGAAAGAAAGTTTCTAGAACGAAAGGCTATACATTTCATGGTGGGACTCTAAAGAGAATTTCTCCAGCAGAAAGATTGCATCGTAAGATTGGTCAGCGTCGCGGCAAACTAAAGCGCAGAGCTAAGATGGCTCGCATAGTATTAAAGCGTAGCAGATCAATGAAACGCAGGTCATCATTGGGACTATGAAAAAGTTTAAAGAGTTTAAAAGACAGGTTAAAGAAGCAGCAACAGGATTCGCAATACAATTTGGTGGAAATCGTACTGGCTCAGCTGGAATGCAGCCACCAATTAAAAAGAGTAAAAAGAAATGAAATTAATCACAGAAACAATTCATGAAGTCAAGTACATGACTGAAGATAAGAATGGAGTCAAACAACTCTATATCGAAGGTCCGTTTCTTGTAGCTGATGAAAAAAATAAGAATGGTCGTATTTACGAAACAAAGATTCTTGCTAACGAAGTAAAGCGTTACAACGAAGAATATGTTCTCAAGAATCGTGCCTTTGGAGAATTGGGTCATCCAGACTCTCCAACAATTAATTTAGACCGTGTTTCTCATCTGATTGTAAAATTAGAACAGAGAGAAAACCGCTTTCATGGTAAAGCAAAGATTTTAGAAACACCAATGGGTAAGATTGCCAAAAGCCTTATGGAAGGCGGTGCACAGCTCGGAGTTTCATCAAGAGGTATGGGTTCACTAGAGATCCGTAATGGTGTCAACTATGTGCAACCTGATTTTTATCTTGCCACAGCGGCAGATATAGTAGCTGACCCTTCAGCTCCTGGTGCGTTTGTTCAAGGTATTATGGAAGGTAAAGAGTGGGTTTGGGATAATGGTTTAGTCAAAGAAATTGAAATTAATGAAATGAAGAAAACTATTATCAACGCAAAACGCAGACAGTTGGAAGAGATTCAGATACGTCAATTTGAGAACTTCCTCTCAAAATTGTAATTTTATAAATAAACATATAACTAAGGAGTTTACTCATGACAGTCCGTACACTAGCCGAAGCTGCCGCTGACGTTCTAAACGCAACAAGAAAATCAGCCCCATCAGAACCAATGCACAAGATGTCAGCTGAGGTCGAAGACCTTGGCGGCGCAACTTGGGAAAATCCAGAAGGATCTCACGTCGGAGAAGTCGCTGCGAAGAATCGTTCGCAAGCAACCCCACCAGGCGTCGCTCCTTCATCCGAAACCAGTGAGAAGATGAAGAAACTTCCTCCACAGGTTCAGGATACTGCAGTAAAATATATGAAAAGTGCAGAAGATCTAAATGATCATCCAGATACAGCTGGTCATGGTTATGCCCATCCAACAAAATCAGAAGAAGTTGAATTAGAAACTTCTGAAACTGAAGAAATGATTTCTGAAGAAGACTTTGAAGATGTTGAGCTTACAGAAGAAGAAATTCTAGAAGCTAAGAAAGCCAAGCACCATTGGATGAAAGAAAAAATGAAGCACATGGCTGGCATGAAAGAAGACATGGATGCTCTTTTCAATGGCGAAGATCTTTCAGAAGAATATAAAGAAAAAGTAACAACCATTTTTGAATCAGCCGTTATTGCTCGTGCAGTACAGGTTGTTGAAGAAATGGAAGAAGAAATTCTAAACGCAGCTCAAGAGTCGCTTGAAGAAATCAAGGCAGAACTCGAAGAGCAAGTTGACGCATACCTCAGCTACATGGCTGAAGAGTGGGTCAAGGAAAATGAAGTTGCAATTGAATCTGGTCTAAAGACAGAAATCGCAGAAGAATTTATTTCCAGCTTGAAGAATGTATTCGAACAGCACTACATCGACATTCCAGAAGAGAAAGTAGATGTATTGTCTGCAATGGCAGAAGAGAATGAAGTTCTTAAGAACGAGCTAAATGAAGCTCTAAACAAGAACATCGAACTCGCTCATGCTATTGTCGAAGCAACAAAGCTAGAAATAGCAACATCAGTTTGTGAGGGTCTCACCGCCACTCAAGCTGAAAAAGTAAAGACACTCGCAGAGGGCGTCGAGTTCACCACAGAGGGTGACTATAGCAAGAAGTTAGGAATTATTCGCGAGAATTATTTCACTTCTGGATCAAAGGTGCAACAGGCAAAAAGCAATCCAATTGCTTTAACAGAAAGTGAACAGCCTGTTGAAACATCAGAGGTATCCCCTGTGATGGAACGTTATGTGAATGCACTCTCTAGAACATCCCCTCGATAATTTTAAATAAGGAAAACAATAAAATGTATCTTTCAGAAACAATTCAGAAAAAGTGGGCACCAGTATTAGATCATACTGATATGCCTGCAATTACTGATCCATACAAGCGCGCAGTTACTGCTGTCGTACTTGAGAATCAGGAACGTGCACTTCGCGAAGAATCAGGTATTCTTAACGAAGCTGGCGCAGCAAACTTTGCTGGCACAGGCGGTTTTGGCGGCAGCGCAGCTCCTGGTGGTCCAGTAGCTGGTTTTGACCCAATCCTCATCAGCTTGGTTCGTCGTTCACTACCTAACCTAATGGCTTATGACCTTTGCGGCGTTCAGCCGATGACAGGACCAACTGGTCTTATCTTCGCAATGCGCTCAACATATGCTTCAAATACTTCAGCTGCGTTCGCAAACAATACTGGCGTAACAAACGAAGCTCTATACACTGAAGCAAATACAGCTTACTCAGGTAATGGTACGTTTACTCCATTCGCTGCAGGCGCAAATAGCAATACTGGTATTGCATCTGCGGTTGTTGGCGGTCAGACAAATGCTGCAATCTTCGGATTGGCAAATACTGGCTTTGGTTTTGATACAACAACAGCTGAAGGTCTATCATCTGGTACAACGATGAATCAGATGGGCTTCTCAATCGAAAAGGTTACAGTAACTGCAAATACACGTGCATTAGCAGCAGCTTACACCCTCGAATTGGCACAAGACTTGAAGGCAGTTCATGGTCTCGACGCAGAAACAGAATTGGCAAATATCTTGTCAACAGAAATTCTTGCTGAAATCAACCGTGAAGTTGTTCGTACGATCTACGCAACAGCTGTCCCAGGTGCTCAGACTGCAGCAGTTCCTGGTATTTTCAACCTAACAACTGGTACGGATACCGACGGTCGTTGGCAGGTAGAAAAGTATAAGGGTCTAATTTATCAGATCGAACGCGAAAGCAATAAGATCGCTAAAGACACCCGTCGTGGCAAGGGCAACATGATTATCTGCTCAACTGACGCAGCATCAGCCCTCGCAATGTCAGGTCTCCTAGACTATCAATCAGCATTAACCAATAACACCAACCTAACAGTTGATGACACTGGTAATACTTTTGCTGGTATGCTCTTTGGTCGTATTAAGGTCTATGTTGACCCATATTCGATCTCAGGCGCAGACTATGTTGTAACAGGTTACAAGGGTAACGTAGCATATGACGCTGGTCTATTCTACTGCCCATATGTTCCTCTACAGATGGTACGTGCAATTGATCCTAACACCTTCCAGCCAAAAATTGGCTTTAAGACACGTTATGGTCTAGTTGCTAACCCATTTGCTCAAGGACCATATCAGGGTCTCGGTGCTCTTGTTAACAACACCAACGTCTACTACCGCAAGTTCTTACTCCAGAACTTGAAGTAATAGTGGTGATTATTCAGTTATAATAATAATAATAAAAACTGAAAGGCTGGGGGAGCTGTAAAAAGCTCCCCTTTTTTTTGCTTAATAAATAGATGAGAGACTAATAGGAAATATAAATGTCAATCTCTATTCAACCATCTAATCAAAATCTAGCACAAAGCTCAAAGTTTCAATTGACCTTTGATAGACTCCCATATGTGACGTTTTTTTGTCAGACTGTTGGGATTCCAGGATTGTCCATTCAGCCTTATGC